GTAAACGCAGTAAAAGAACTTTCATCACAAGTAGATGAATTAAAAGCCGAAATACAAACTTTAAAAGGAGAATAATATGGCACAAACAGTAACAGAAGTCCTCACAGCAGGAACTGATAGCGTAACATTAATTGACGGTGTAAAAGCTGGAACTTGGAACGTTGAAGGAATGGAGCAATCTGAAATAAACGATATGGTTCAAAGAAATGTAGACCATTTGGAGATCATATTAGCATATGAACCCATAGATTCAGATGATGACACGCCTGATGTAAAAGGTGCAGCAGATAGTAAAAAGACTACACACGTTGCAGCTATTGCTACTGGTAAAAAGTACATAACTGACAACAGTTAATAAAAACTTTGGCATCATGGTTATTGATGTTAATATATAATTTTTAATTAGGAGAATTAATTATGGCAGAAGCTAAAGATAATGCAGTAAATGAAGAACCAAAAGTTTTGACTGTTACTGAAAAAGTAGATGACAAAGATGTTGAAAAACAATACCTTATTGAAGATATATCTGAAGAAGGTTTATTAATTTACAACAAACTAGCCATCATTCAAAAACAAAAAAATGACATGGTTACAAATGCACAATTTGAAATAGAAAAAGCAGATGTACTTATAAATCATTTTATGGCAGAGTTAAAAAACAATTTGCCTGAAGAAATGGAAGCGATTGATGAAGATGCCAAAAGTGGAGATAAAAAACCAAACTGATCTCACGAAGTTAGAACTTCATGAACAGATTTGTGCTTTACGATACGAAAACATAGAAAGACGTATGGAAGCAGGTTCTAAACGATTTGTTCGTATGGAACAACAAATTTGGGGTTTGTATGCATTAATAATAGCTTCACAAGTTATAGGAGCATTTGTCTAATGGCAGGATTGACTATCAGTGTTGAGCCAACACAAGAACCAGTTACACTACAAGAGGTTAAAGAATACTTACGTGTAGATGATTCTACAGATGAAAGAATCATAAGACCTTTTATTGAAACAGCTAGAAGGTTTTGTGAAGAACATACTGGTAGAGCATTGATGACACAAACTTTGATTCTTTACCTTGATGCTTTTGAAGATATTAGTGACCCTTTATGGGAAGGTGTAAGAACTGGTCCATACTTAAATTATTATAAAAATTATGTAGTTTTACCGAGATCACCAGTAGCTTCTGTTAGTCATATAAAGACATATGATGATTCAGATACAGCAACTACCTTCGCTAGTACAGATTATTACTTAGATAATGCTAGAGAGCCATCTAGAGTAGTTTTAAGAACTGGTGCTACATTCCCAACAGCTTTAAGAGTTGCAAACGCTATAGAAGTTAAATATGTAGCAGGTTATACATCACAATACAACATTCCTGAACCTTTAAGGTTAGGGATTATGCAACACATAGCATATCTGTATGAACACAGAGGTGATATGTATGATGCTAAGTTACCCTATCCACCAATGTTAAGAAGTTTATATGCACCTTATGTTGTACACAGAGGACTAGGTTCATCATCTTTGATGGCACTGGGATAAATGTCTAACTCTATTGGCAAAATGCGATATAGAGTTAAGGTAGAAAATGCTACTAATACTCGTGATGCTGGTGGTGGTCTATCACAATCTTATTCACCAACTACAACCATATACGCCAATATTAAGCCAACCAATGCTAATAGCACCTATAGACAAGGGATAGTTCAAGAAAAGGTCACACACGAGGTTACAATTCGTTATATGAAGAATATATCTACAAATAGTAGGGTGACTTATGGAGATCGTAATTTTAATGTAAAAGGCATTGTAAATGTAGACGAAAGAGATAGATTCTTAAAATTGTTATGTGAAGAAGGCGTAGCGATATGAGTATTGATCTCAAGATAACTAATCTTAAAGCCTTCAATAAAAAGCTAGAAAAAAGGTTGCAAGATAACAAAGTCAAAGAATATGTGACTCGTGGAACTATGATGGTTCAAAACACAGCTAAAGAAAGTATTATGAAAGGTGGTACTGGTACATTATACGAGAAGTATGAACCAAGAAGAAGTCATAGAGCATCTGCACCAAATCAACCACCTGCAAGTGATACTGGTTTTTTAGTCAGTCAAATAACAATGAATGTAGATGTTAAAACAAATGGCACTGTTGTGGGTCAAATAATATCAGCAGCACCTTATTCAGCTGCCTTAGAGTTTGGAACAACACAAATGACTGAAAGACCATTTATGCAACCAGCATTAGAAAAAAATAGAAGAAAAATACAAAGCATGTTTAAAAAAGGTGTCTTGAAATGAGTATAGGACAGTTTCAATTACAAAGTGCTGTGTACACTGCTCTTAATGTAAGTGCAATCACAAGCACATTATCATGTGGAGTATATGATGAGGTTATAGAAGGTAATACATATCCATTTATTACACTTGGTGAAGAAACTGCTATTGATTATGGAACAAAAGACATAAATGGTGGTGAATATACTATCAACATACATATTTGGTCACAATACAAAGGTTCTAAAGAAACCAAAGAAATAATGGACAAGGTACACGATTTATTGCATGATATAGACTTAACTGTTACTGGTTTTAATCTAATTAATCTTAGATTTGAATATAGTGACATAATGAGAGACCCAGATGGTGTTACTAGACATGGAGTCATGAGATTCCGAGCAATAATATTAGGAACAAGCTAATTTATTAAAGGAGAAAAAAATGGCAGCACAAAAAGGTAAGGATGTCTTAATAAAGATAAATACTACTAGTACAACATATGTAACTATTGGTGGATTAAGGTCATCTTCAATAACATTGAATGATGAATCAGTAGATATTACTAATAAAGATAGTAATGGTACTAGAACACTTTTAGCAGGAGCAGGTGTAAATAGTATTTCTATTAGTGGTTCAGGTGTATTTACAGATGACACAGCAGAACAATTAGTAAGAACATCATTTCAAGCACAGCAAAATACTTCAGATGGTTCTTCAGCACAAGCCCCAGCTTACAAAAACTTTGAATTTGTTATACCTGATTTAGGTTCATATAAGGGTGCATTTCAAATAGCATCTATTGAATATGCAGGTGAGTATAATGGTGAAGCAACATACTCAATGTCTTTTGAATCAGCAGGTTATATAACATTTGCATAATGAAAGAAGTCAAAATAAAAGTAGGTGATGAACTTTTAGATGGTTTACTAAATAAAAATGAACTGATTTTATCTAACGATATAGAAGTTGGCGATCAAATTAATATTGATGGTAAAAATCATAAAGTTCTATCTTCAACTGTAAACTATAGAGACGATATATTAGTAATAAATCTTGCAGACGCAAGTAAACCAAAAAAGGAGAATAAGTCAGATGGCGAATCCACTAAAGGGTGAAATACCACTAACATTAGGTAAAGAAACTTATAAATGCAGATTAACTATTGATGCATTGGTAAGAATAGAAGACGAACTAGATAAAGGCATTTTAGAATTAGCTACTGCCATTGCTGAAGCTAAAGTGCGTATCAGAACTCTCATAGTTGTTTTAAAACATGCCTTAAGAGGTGGTGGCAACGACTTTGACGATAAAAAAATAGGCTCAATTATTCAAGATGTTGGTATAGTTGTAGCATCAACCGAAGTAGCTAAACTCTTAGCTTCTACATTAACCGACCACGACTCAGATGAGGAAGTAGATAAAAAAAAAGCGGAAGCGTGAATACTCAACCAATACAATGGTCTGACTTCTATAAGATTTGTGTTGGTATGATGAATATGCGACCTGACGATTTTTGGAACATATCTCCTCGTGAAATGTATTTAGCTTTAAAAGGCTTTAAACAATTTAATGGTTCTACAGAAGAAGAAGCACCTATGGATTCTGCAAGGTTAGAAGAAATGATGGAGTTATATCCTGATGGCTAACCCTATTGATAAGTTAATAATTCAAATAGAAGCTGACACTAAACAGCTTAAAAAAGAATTAAAACAAATAGAAGGTAAGATTAAGACTACAGGTGCTGCTGGTGGTGCTGCTTTCGGAGGTATGGCAGGTGGCTTATCAAAAGTTAAAGCAGGTGCCATCGCATCTGTAGCAGCTTTTGCAACTATGGGTGTTGCTTTAGGTAAAGTTGCACAAATTGGTTCACAATTTGAAGATTTAAAAGATTCATTAGACCAAGTTTTTGGTAGCATGGAAGCAGGTGATGCTGCTATGAAAAGAGTTTTTGATTTTGCACAAAAAACACCTTTTCAAATAGAAACAGCAACAAAAGCATTTATTTCTCTTAAATCAGCAGGTATTGAACCAAATGATAGAATGCTTCAAACTTTTGCAGATACAGCATCAACATCAGTTGATCAGTTAGGTGTTTTTGAAGCATTAATAAGAACAGTACAAAGGTCAGCTTCAGGTGGTCTTGGATTAGAAGAACTCAATATGGTTATGGACAGAGGTATTGATGTTCTTGGTATTTTAAATAAAGAATTAGGTTTATCTAAAGATGAAATCGCTAAATTTGGTGCTACAGCAGAAGGTGCTAAGTTAATTACAGATGCATTAGTTAATGGATTAGAAAGACAGTTTGGTGGTGCAATGGCTGCTAAAATGGATAATTTATCTACAAAAACCTCTAATATGACGATTGCTTTTAAACAACTGGCAGACGATTTGTTTAAAACAGGTCTTGGTGATTTTCTTGGAAGAATGGCAGACAGACTCACACAGATGGCTAATGCAATCACAGCAGCATCGGCAGCATCAAGAGGTGAGGGTGTTGGTATAACTATGGGTACTGACCCTATGGAAAATATTAGAAGACTTGAAGCTGAAAAAGCAAGAGTAAGTAAAAATATAATTGCTGCTCAGATTGACCCTAACACAGGTCAAGTTATGGCTGATGCAAAATTCCCTGAACAAGCTGCAAAAATAATTGATGTATTTAAAGAGGAATTAAAAGTTATACAAAATATAAACGCTGAACTAGATAAACAAGCAGATATTTTATTTGATGAAGATTTATTTCAAACAGCAAAAGAAAAAAAAGAAATTGATAAACAAGATTTAATGAGAAAAGGTGAGTTAAGAAATGCCTACACTTTCCTAGCTAATGAGATTGTTAAATTAAAAGGCAATGAAGATGAATTAGCTTTTGCATCAAAAAATTTAGGAGAAATATTTAAAGAAAATGAATTAGCTTTTGCACAAATGGGAATAACTACACTACCACAACTTGAAGTAGCTATGTCAAAAATAAAAGATTCAAGCGTAGATTTAGAAAATACAATGAGTGATGCTTTAGCACAAATATTAGAAAACGCTTCAGATACATTTGCTAACGATTTTATAAATTCATTACAAGAAGGTGAGAATGCTTTAGTTTCATTTAGAAATTTGGTAGGGGATATGATTCAACAAGTAATAGCTGAGTTCTTAAAAATGCAAGTTATAAAACCATTAATGAACGCTTTGTTTACTGCTGT